CAGTAATCTTGTGTGCATCTTCTTCAGGTACAACACTGATAAGCCAGTCTATAATAATTTCTTTTGCTTTTACATTAGCTTTCTTTGATTGTTTACCATTCATGTATTTCATCTACCTTTGGTTGCACCCGTACTTTAGTAAAGTATACAAGACCTTTAGCATACCTAAAAGCCCTCAATCCTTTACCGTTATTAGAATCTTTATGGCATTCTTTTTTATGAGGACAGTAAGCACAGTTCTTAGCTATTCTCATATTGCCTGACTTACCTTCAGCCACTGGTGGGTAACAAAGTTCAGGGGGTTTGCTCAAGTCTAATTTGTGCTTAAGATCTTTGATGTGTTGTGACATATTTGGTTTGTCTAAATCTTCAGGTTCATGAAAACAAAGCTCACCTGTTTCTTTATTGATAACTAAAAAACCAGAGTTAGCAGTGCCTTCTGCCTCTTCATAAGCAGCCAATTGAGCTATGTAACCAAAAGGATCATCTTCTCTAAGGATACCCTGCCTAAACTTACTAAAAGAAAAGCCAGAGGCAGATTTAATATCCACCACTTTACCATCAATTTTACAATCCATGTGGCCCTTGATGCCCTCAATGTCTACTTCTTTTTGTTCATCAGAAACTTTGTGTCCCGACATGCGGACTAACAAAAGTAATACTTCTTCTAGTAGGTGGCCGTACAAAAACTTAATAAACAAAGAAGGTTCAAGTCTTTTGGCTGTTAGTTGATTTTTTTTATCAAACCACAACTGCCTAGAAGGTTTACCAATGTTAGACATTCTAAGATAAAAACCTTCCTTTCTTTTCTGGGGCTGCGCCCAAGACTTAATGGCTGCTTTAATATCCTCACCAAACTTATCTATAATTTCATCAGATAAATCTAAAGGACCGTCATTAAGACCATCTAGTTTTGTATAAATATCTTCTACTATATTCATTTCCTGTGCCTTACAAATCTACATTTGCGTGTGAGGGAGTTATAGTGGAGGTACTGTACGTTAAGTTCTTTTTGAAGCGGTGTCTTTCCTGCCAGCCTACCATCCTTGTAAGACTTAACATCTATCAGTGTTACTTTCCCTCGTGGGTCTAAGGCAACAATGTCGATAGGGCCTGTGCATCCGCAGTTCTTGAATACGTGGTATCCATTATCCCACAGCCAAGTAACGGCGTAGTGCTCTGCTAGATCTCCGATCCTGCTTGAATCGTGCTGAGGTTTAGCATTTGTTATTTTAGTTGGTTTCATTATGTAATTCCTCTATACCTTTTAACTCTGATATTGGAAGGTTATAACAGTCGGTACTAACTGTCCATCCATTAGAAGGATCTACCATTCCTTTTTTAAGGAAGGTTGCTTTTTTAAAATAATCTTCTTTTGAAAGATACCCTAGTATCCAACCTGATTCCATGGTTTTTAAAATTCTTGTGAAGACATAGAAGTCACATTTTTGTTTTGTGTTTAGCGCTGCTATTGAGCATTCATAAAAACTTTTAGGAGGGGTGGTTACTCTTTTAGTTTTAACGTCAATTGTTAAGCTGTTTAGTTTTATATCATAATCGTAAGTATTACTTTCTTCAGCTTTTAATTCTTGGGCAGTAATAATCTCCCCTAAAAAGCCGTGGATATTTCCTGCTCCTTTTGTTATAGAGTTTCTTAGCTGACCCATCTGATTAGATTTAATTTTAGCTTTGTCTATAAAAGACTTAGAAATTTTAATGTGTTTCACTCCAGTTATCTCCTGTCTTATACTCCCCATCTAGTGGGCATTTAAGTTCAAGAACCTTACCGGCTTCAATGATTGCCTCAACACCAAGCCTACCAACCTCGTCAGCTTGGTCTTCTCTTACTTCTATTTGCCACTCATCGTGTACGTTAGCAACAAAGTGGGCATCTAAATCTTTAATCTTATCGTTAAGTATAATCAACGCTTGCTTCATTACAATAGCACCAGCCCCTTGTAATAATGTATTAAGTGCAGAATGTTCAGACCTAATGTAAAGCTTACGACCATCTAGTGCTTTAAGATAGCCCTTTGCTGAAGCTCCAGCAACTCTATCTTTAAGAGCCTTGAATGATGGGAGATTACTAATAAATGATTTTCTAAGGTTCCTTCCAACACTCTTACCTCCTCCAGCCACTGTTCCAAGCTTTGCATCTCCTGCTCCGTATAGTAGTGCATAGATGAAAGTCTTAGCCTGATTTCTTGATTCAAGTCCTGCAAGTTTTTGATTAGTGGTGTGTATGTCTCCATTAAGGATTTCATTTGTGTACTCCTCATCATTCATATAGTGGGCCAGCATTCTTAATTCTAACCCTGAAGCATCAATTCCTACAAGCTTATATCCTTTAGGTATTGTCCAACATGCTCGACACTCTTTACCGTAGCTAGAACTAGAGCTGGGTATCTGTGCCATATTAGGATTACGGTGTGTCATGCGCCCTGTAATAGTGCCGTTATGATTAACGAACCCATGAACCCTAAAGGTATCTTCATCTAGTTCTTTGAACCAAGAACTAATTTGAGATATTCTTTTCTGGATCATAAGAAACTCAGAAATTACTTCTGCTTCAGGGATGCCTTTGATCTGCGACAAAATCTTTTCATCTATCTTAGGCTGTCCTGTAGGGGTATGCTCTAAAGGTTCCCATCCAAAGTCTTGTAGGTACTCTCCTATCTGTTGTCTAGAGGCTGGATTAAAATCTTTAACATATACCCTTTCAACAAATGCTTCTGTTTTAAGGGCAGTATACTCTTCGTCTGTAACCCTAGTATTTTTTCCGAAGTTATCTACACCTGTTTTCAACAGTTTTTTCTGAGGACTATACCTCCGAAATATTTTTCTTACTTCTTGCTTGGGCTTAAAGCATTCATTAATTTTATTTACAATCTCAGCAAGTCTGCTGTTCAAGACACCCAATAGCTTTGTAGCTTCTTCAACATCAAACAGGAATCCATGATCTCTTTGCTGAGATAATATCTTATTTGTTTCATGCTCAAGCACAACGCTTTGACGAGAGAATCCTTTAGACTCTTTTTTTAAAGCTTTATAAACTTGATAGTTAAGATATACATCCTGCTCACAATACTTGAGCATCTCAACACTGTAACTATCATACTGATCAAACTCAATCTTAGGAGATCCTAAAGCATAGCCCCATCTTTCTAAGCCATGATTCCCCTCACGAACTGGATTAAATAATCTTGAAAGAACAAGTGTGTCTACAAGTTCTTTGTCCATTAAGTTTAAGCCAGTTAGCTTATTGATTACTGGAATATCAAAACCAATAATGTTATGGCCTATTAGCTTGTCTGCTTTTAAGAGCAGCTCAAAACCATCAGATAATTCTGACGGGCCATACGAGTATTGTTGTTCTGTATCTACATCAAGGGCAGATATGCACCATATTTTTTTGGCATCTAGCCCATCCGTTTCTATATCAAAGACTAATGATTTCATAACTCCAACTCTTCAGATGACTCATCTACAAATACTTCCCTGAGTCTACCACTATCTTTATCATATAACAAGTGTGTTGCCATCCCTACATCTCCTGTGTATCTAGATTTAAGTACACGCATGTGTGTTGTGTTTGCCTCTTGCGGATCTTCTGATTGTTGATCACGTTCCAGTGCAATAACACAATCAGATACCTGAGCAATACTTGCAGAGCCTCTGAGGTGAGACAGTCCTACAGTAACGCCTTGCTCATGTCCCTTGTTTCCTTCTACTCTACGTAGATGTGATACTAATATCATACCTACATTTGTTTCTTCAACAAGCCTACTAAGGGAACCCATGATGTTATCAATGGTAGTTCTTTCATCACCAAAGGCAGCACTCATAACTAACATGTGCAGATGGTCTACGACTATCCACTTACAGTTACAGCCTATAATCATGTACCGAATCTTAGATAAAATATCATCAAAGTCGGTTGCCCCATAGTGAGCATGAATCCATAAACGATTTTCATTGTCTCCTTTAAATACTTTATTAGCAAGCTCTGTATACTTATCGTCTCCGTACTGCTCCCTAATTTGTTCTATGTACAATCTTTCATTGGCTTCAATAGACAATATACCATCTGCTGTTCTTTTCCAGTTCTCTTCAAGGGCAATAATACCTACGTTATCTTGTGTCTCGTTGAGTAGCCAGTGCTCAAGCTCTCTAGTAATACTAGACTTACCTAAGCCAGTACCACCTGTTAAAGTAATAAGCTCTCCTCGCCGCATACCATACAACTTTTCATTAAGGCCGCTCCAAGGATAAGGTACTGACTCTATCTTTTCACGATTAATTAATTTTTCTAGGTTATCAGTTAAGTTAAGTACACCTGCTGGTGTATAGATGTTAGAGGCCCACCAAGCAGTCACATAGTTTTGATGAAGTCCCTGCCTTAGCATGTCATTAGGATCTTTGTAGTCCTCTGACAGTGTTAATATCCTAGCCTTACCGGGAGTTAAAAGCTTTGCTACTTTACGAGCAGCCTCTTTACCTACCTTGTCATTGTCAAATGATATGACTACGTTATCAAACTTTTCTAGGTACTCTAGATTTTGCTTGACATCTTTAACAGAACCACCAGCACCATTCTTTACTGATAGCACAGGCCACTTAGAACCAAGTAGTTCATAAGCTGCCATAGCATCACACTCGCCCTCTGTTAAGGTGACGTACTTACCCCCAGAGTTGAATGCTTGCTGACCAAAAAGGCCAGACTCTTTTGCCTGACCCTGCCATGAGAATAGTTTATTAGGCTCTCTTACCTTGTAGCCACTGATCTCGTTTGCTGTGTAGTAAGGATAGTAATGTTTAACTATTTCTCCTTTACTATTTACTACTGCCTTAACACCGTACTTCTTTGCTGTTGCTAAAGAAATCTTACGATCTCTTAGCTCCAAGTATTCTCCATCTATATTATTCATTGAGTTATTCTTATAGGTTTTAAAATCGCTAACGGGTTCACCATTCATGGCTTTCTCATAGTCTCTAAAATAAGTTTGACAACTAAAACATTTAGCTGATCCATTGTCATTTATCTGAACGGGGTCACTGCCACCACATTCAGGGCAAGGCTTTCTAAAGGCAACAAAAGGCATATTAACTCCTGATATAAAAAGAAAGGGGGCTTTTACACCCCCTGTTATTTAAGACTCTGCCTGATCCTCTTCGGCTATTAAAGCTTCGGGATCTAGATTCTCTTGCAACATGCCATTGTATGTTTTAGCTGCTGCGTTGAGAACGTCAATCTTTTTACTAAGCATTTGAACTTCAGACTGTACTTCAGCAAGATAATTAAAAGCTACTTTACCAGCATCATTTAATTTTTCTACATCATACAAACCATCATCAGTTTTATATGTGAACTGTGTCATAGTTCATCTACCTCCTCTTCATCTTCAATGATATCAAACTCATCTAAACCGCCCTTACTGAAAGAGACTAGGCTTTTAACCTGTACAGCTTGTAGGTCTAGTCCTTTATACAAAGTACCTTGGCGAGTGATTTCCCACTCTTTATACTGGACACGTACAGTAGATCCATTACCGATCTGACAGTCCATCTCATTTTTCATATTGTCAATTAACTTAGGTGCAGTTCTAATCATACCATTAGGTCCATGCACTTTACGTTTAACAACAATGGTTGGGCCTTCTTCTTTATCTTTAACAGTAAAGCCTCGGCTCCTGAAGTCATCAGCAACTTCATTATCTACTACTACATTAATACTGTAGACAGGTTCATAGGTTGTGTTGGGGGTAGTGACACTAGCCCAGTAAGCAACTCCATCAACAATAGCCATCGTATTTTCTCCTATAGGTTT